ATCCTGGAGAGTCTCGGCATTGAGACCTCTGATCTTCTAACTGAGAGCAAGAAGGGCTACAAGAAGGAAGCTAACACTGGACGCAAGGCCAAAGCCAGCACTGCCAACAACGACGACGTCGAAACCACTCAGATTCGCGAAGAAGACGACGATTACGTCGGCGACGAGGACGACGATCATGACGAGGACGAAGAGGAAGTTGATGAGAGTCAGCTTCAAGAGTCCTTGGATCGTCTGCTTGAAACTCTTGATACCGCAGCATCTTCCGACTTCCGTCGCGTGATTGAAGAGCAGGGCTTTTCCGCAGAGTTCCTGGACAAGACCCAGGCAATCATGGAAAGCGCATTCAATGCTCGTGCTCGCGCAGTGGAAACTCAGTTGGAAGAGAAGTACGAGGCGATCAGCGAGAGCTACATCAACGAGCACGTTCTTCCTGCCATCGACGACTATCTTTCCTACGTTGCCGAGGAGTACATCCGCGAGAACGAGGAGCAGGTCGTTGGTAATGCCCGTGTAGAGATCGCAGAAAGTCTGCTCACTGGCCTCAAGGACCTGTTCGAGGAGCACAATGTCACCGTTCCGGAAGCGAAGCGTGATGTTGTTGAGGAACAGGAATCCGAATTGCAGCGCCTACGCAGTGAGCTAAACGAGGAGATTCAGCGTTCCAAGGAGCTCAACGAGAGCCTGAAGGAGGAGCGCCGCAAGAACATTCTACAGGAAGCATCGCGAGAGCTGACTGTGAATGAAGCAGCCAAGCTGGAAGAGCTTGCTGAAGGTCTTAGATTTGAGTCGGACGAGAAGTTCCGTTCTCAGGTCAAGGGACTGAAAGAGAGTTACTTCCGAGCTGGAGGTCAGGACACCGACGTCGCTGGCACCGGTCGGGAGGAAGAGCCGCAGAGTCTTGAGGAAAGCCAGAGCCAAGAAGGCACCACTAGCAGTGACCCGCAGGTTTCTGCACTCAACGAACAGATCACAAAGATGTTCGGAAATCGGCGGTTCTAAATCTCGCCAACTATAAATAATAGAAACAGCAACTTGTAGAGGATACCAAAAAATGCAAGGCTACAATGTCGAACAGTTGAACGAGCGTTGGAGTCCGGTGCTGAACAACGAAAGCCTGACCCCAATCCAAGACAACTGGAAGCGCAACACTACTGCCATTCTCCTAGAGAACGAGCAGCGTTACCTGAAAGAGGCTGGTCCTAGCAACCAGACTGCAGGTATTGATAACTGGGACCCGGTCCTCATCTCCCTGATCCGTCAGGCGATGCCGAACCTCATTGCATATGAGCTGACTGGTGTTCAGCCAATGCAGGGCCCGAACGGTCTTGTCTTCGCAATGAAGGCACGCAAGGACGACCAGCAGGGCGATCAGAGCCTGTTCGACGAGGTCGATACTGGCTTCTCCGCTTCCTACGAAGGTAACCAGCAGGAGCAGCAGGGTGACAACCCGGCGGTCCTAAACGAGGATCCGGCTGGTGATTACGACTACGTTGAAGGCATGTCCACAGAGGACATGGAGAAGCTGGGCTACGACGGTGACAACGCATGGAACGAGATGGGCTTCACCATCGAGCAGGTCAGCGTTGTTGCTAAGGGCCGCGCGCTGAAGGCGGAATACAGCATTGAGATGGCACAGGACTTGAAGGCAATTCACGGTCTTGACGCAGAGACTGAGCTTGCTAACATCCTGTCTGCCGAGATCCTTGCTGAGATCAACCGCCACGTCCTACGTAGCATCTACGTCACAGCGAAGCCGGGTGCTCAGACGGACACAACGACTTCTGGCACATACGACCTAGACGCAGACAGCGACGGTCGCTGGATGGTCGAGAAGTTCAAGGGTCTGCTTTACCAAATCGAGCGTGACGCAAACGCAGTTGGTCAGCAGACACGTCGCGGTAAGGCGAACCGCCTGGTTGTTTCCGCAGACGTTGCTTCCGCGCTCACAATGGCAGGCGTCCTGGACTATGCTCCGGCGCTGCAGGCACAGAGCCAGCTGAGCGTTGACGACACTGGCAACACCTACGCAGGTACGCTGCTTGGTCGTTACCAGGTCTACGTTGACCCGTACAGTGCAAACGTCAGCAACAACCACTTCTACGTTGCAGGCTACAAGGGCAGCAACCCGTACGATGCAGGGCTGTTCTACTGCCCCTACATCCCGCTGCAAATGCACCGTGCGGTCAGCCCGGATGACTTCATTCCGCGGATCGGCTTCAAGACACGGTATGGGATGATTGCTAACCCGGACGTCAACGAAGGCGGCACGCTGTCAGCAAACAGCAACCCGTACTTCCGTCGCACACGGGTCAAGAACCTCCAGTAATACTGGAGACTTGCAACTCCAACAAAAAGCCCTGCTTCGGCGGGGCTTTTTTATGAGCAAAGGGTTGACAAGATGCTCCTAGTCTGTTACAATGGTGTTATGTACGAGAAAACCAAAGAACTCCTAACCAACAGTAAAGGTCGCGTCAATTCTCGTGGCGTGTCAAAACAGGCGTTTGAGCGAAAAGGTTATCCTGACCACTGGCAGTATTTCCTTGAATACACCAAAGAATTCGAAGACTTCACTCTACACGAGCGCGCTCATGTATTTGTTTTGGGCATTCAAGAACGCCCAAAATGTCTAACATGCGGCAACCCCGTGGTATTCATAAATCGATCCCTTTCTGACTATTGTTCACAGGATTGTTCCTTGCGCTCTCCGCTCAAAAGGGAGTGGATGAAAAAACGCGATGAAACAGCAAAAGAGAAAAAACGCAAACAGACATCGCTGGAAAGGTATGGATACACAACCAACAGCCAACGCCCGGAGATCAAGGAAAGCCTTTCAAAGAAAACAACCCAAAGATATCTAACAAGTGAGCAGCTAGAAAAACTCAACGACAAGGAGTTTCTTGTCGTTGAATACCGAGATAAGGGACGTTCGCCTCAATCGCTGGCAGAAGAACTAGATGTCGATTTAACCACTGTCAACCGCTATCTGCGCGAAGTTCATGGTTGCGAAATGCGCAGTAGGCACTCATCTTCTGGTATGCAAAAAGAGATTGCCCAGTTCATTGAATCATTGGGATTCGAGATCCAGGAAGACGTTGTTGGGCTTTTGGATGGGCGACAAGAACTTGACATATATATCGCTTCTCAGAATTTCGCTGTTGAGTTGAATGGCATCTATTGGCATTCCTTTCCTTATACTCCAGACAAAAAGGATAAGTTCAAACACTATAGAAAAGCAACATCATGTCATGAAAATGGTATAAGGTTGTTGATGATCAACGAACTGGAATGGCTGAACAATCCAGAACTTGTTAAATCAATGATTCGTAGTCGTTTGGGTGTCATTGATAGGAAAGTGTATGCCAGAAAATGTCACATTGTTGAAGTCGACAGGGAAGAGGCAAAAACATTCCTCATTAAGAACCACCTGGAAGGACCAGGCGACTTCCATGCAATGAAGCATTTTGGGCTTCGTGAGAATGATGAATTAGTAGCACTGATGTCTTTTAAGCGACAAGGAGAAGGTGTCTTCAATTTGTCCCGGTTTTGCAACAAGAGAGGCACTCTTGTTGTCGGCGGGTTCAGCAAACTGTTCAAGTATGCAGTTGCCGAAACAAAAGCGGAGAAAGTGTCAACATACACCAACAATGCTTACACCGCCGGAAAAATATCCCAAGATAATGGGTTTACAATGGTACGGGAAAGTCGTGTATATGGACAGTTTACCGATTTAACCGAGATTCTTCCCTGGACAAAGACCAAGAAGCAGAATCTCCCAAGTTTCTTGTCCGAATACGATCCCTCTCTAACAAAAGACGAAAACCTGTTCCGGAATGGGTATCGTATCATATACACTGCTGGACATAAATTGTGGGAATGGAACGCCGACACTTGACAACACCGGATGACTTCATTCCGCGGAACGGTATGGAATGATTGCTAACCCGGACGTCAACGAAGAAAGCCCAGCCCAGAGCTGGGCTTTTCATTTGTACTCGAAGACCATATGACCGCAATCAAAAACTCTCCACCAACCTGCTTCTTCCATGATTTCTCGTTGAGATTTATTGTCTGAATAGTTCGGTAGAGACTTTAATCTGCTTCTCATAGCCCTGTAACGCGGAACTCGAACTTTCCCTTTACACCAAAAATACCCAGGTGAGGTGTTGTGAGTATGGTTCCAATTTGAGTAAACATTCCCTGTAGACCACCTCCTATCCGCGTATGAAATTAGTGGTCCATGATTATGTCTAGCGATCTTGATCAGTTTTGAGGCGCCTCCAATTACATTTGTATTCAATTCTGTAGCTAAACGAATAAGTTCATAGCAATCCCTTTGTTGGAATCTTGTTTTCTTAAATGATGCAGCCATCACAAGTTCTTCACCAAAATAGAGACCATAACAGAACGTTGCTCCTGTGTCTCCTTGCAAATGGGTTCGTTCGAAAAAGTCTCGCCGGTCGCACAAAGGGACCTCTTTCAATTCAGTATTTCGGGCATAAATGCGTCGATTTGACAAACCTAGAAGATGTTTAAGTTTAGATTGCACGATCTCTTTCTGATACTTCCATTCATCTTCAAAGATGTGTATCAATTGGAAGCCTTGTTTTTCCATTTGCTCAGTCTTGTTCAAGTGATAAGAGGCAGGCATGTTACGGTGGTGCCACAAACCGTCGAACTCAATGCCGATACGAGCATCAGGAATTAGAATATCAATTTCTAATGGAGCGATAATAGTTCGGTCGTTCTTTTTTGTTGTAAACCCCAACTCTCTCAGGAAAGTGTTAATCTCGTCTTCTGGAAAAGACCGAGCCCGATTACAATTTGGGCATTCAGGAATTCTGCCGTCTCTTAAATTCCTCCAAAATTGGGTATCACACTCATTACACTGCCATTCTAAGTCTTCAAAGCAGTTTATGTAAGTTTCCGACAGCAAGGTTAAACCTTCAATTTTTTCGATTCTGCTTGGAAGCCAGTTCTCTACTCGTTTTTTTGATACTTGAGATGCACGCAGGGGATCTTTCATGAAATGGTCAACGCCATAACGTTTGAGAGAGGTTTCTTTTTGTTTTTCTTTTTTCTGTTGTGTCTGTGAAATGTGGCGAACACCATAACGCTCGAGACATGTTTGTTCGCGTTTCTTAGTGGCTTCACCGCTTTTTGGTTTTCGAGCACCAGCGATCCCATCAGGAGATTGATTGCGGCATTTCACAGAACAAAAACGAGAAAACCCAGCGGTAAACGTGTTCAAAGATGTGTGGTTGTTACACCACGGATTTTCACATACCGGGTGCTCAAGACCATGAATTTCTAAATAAACAGCCTCTTTGAAGGTTGCATGAGGATGTTTAGCTGACAATTCGTCACCGAAAAGTCTTTTGGCTTGTGGCACCAGTTTAGGTTTCATAAACCCTTGTTTGTTTAGTAAGTCTCGTAATTCTTTCATGTTAGTTCCTCAAATTGGGTTTAACATTATTATATATGTCAACGGGCACCCTTGTCAAGAACCTCCAGTAAGGTTCACGTTGACAAGATACTCCTAGTCTGTTACAATGGTGTAAAGAAGTGTGTATTGACACTTGGATCGTTGTAAATAGAGGTAGAACACAGCTCATACAAAGGCAGAGGCGGCACACAAGACCACCACGACCAGTTCATTCTTTTTTCATCAAATAGGAGACTCTCACACAATGTACACAGTCTACGGCAAACCGGATTGTCCGTTTTGCGACTATGCTCGTCTCTTTCTGATCCAAAATCGGGAAGAGTACGAATATATTGACATCTCTGAATACCCAGAAGAAGCACAGCGCCTGAAATCACAAGACTTCAAGACAGTGCCTCAGATTTGGCATAATGGCGTTCATGTTGGCGGTTATGATGACTTGGAGGTTTACTATGGGAAGCAGGCTTAACCGCATTGCAACCGGAACGGGTGACAACGGTACAACAAGCATTGGGGGACAAGACCGCACAGGAAAGGGCGACCTCATTGTAGAAGTGATTGGTGTTTTGGATGAGGTTAATGTTTCCGTTGGTCGCTGCAACAGAAAAGGAGAACTAGACTGGATCCAAAACGATCTCTTCTACGCTGGTGCCTATTTTTGCGGCGGAGACTTGACTAAGCTGAACGATAAAATGGGAGAGGCGCTGGACAAAATAAACACATCAGCACAAGTTCTAACAGAACCTCTCCCGCCCTTAACAGACTTCGTACTACCCAAGGATGCGATTGACGAGCATCAAGCGCGTGTAGACATCCGTAGAGCAGAGAGAACGGTGTGCCGTTGGTTGGAAAACACGACGGATCGCCACACGGCATTTTCCGTTGAGCTTTTCCTGTTGCCCTATCTCAACCGCCTTAGCGACTTCTTCTTCTCTTTAGCGCGTTTGCGCTCGCCCCCGACAAACGATGACTTTACCTGGGACATCAAAGAAACGTCAAAATCAGGAGACACTAAATAGTATTGCCAAGGAGAGGTCCGCCTCCTGCCTCTTTTTGGTCAGGGCCGCCCTTTGGAAGAAGGACGGCCCTTTTTAATGTACACCACCGGAAGAAAGCATACATGACATGCTCAAAGAACTTATTGCCGAGCTCCAACAATTCATCTCTACCTTTATTGGTTTCTTTGGATTCATATTGTGGGCGTGGGTTGGTCGCGTAGTCTACCAATTCCATAAAAGCCTAACAGAGCACGGAAGAATAACAACATTCATCATGTTTGCCGAATTACCCATTGCCATGGGCATGGGCATTGTTTTAGGTGGTCTAGTTGAATACTTCACAAAAAGGGAAATCATTACAGAAGGAGGCTTAATGGCTCCCGCTCTCGTTGCTGCCGGTTCCTATTTGGGTCCAAGAGTGCTGGGCGAATTGTGGAATAAATACACAGAGAGGCCAAAATCAACACACATTCATATCAATTCCACGCCGGCGCAGTCGTATGAGATTCTCCTAAAAGAGCTTGATTTGATTGATGCGCAATATGGCGACAGAAAATACCGCGAAGAAATCATAGCAAGTGAAGACATAGATGAAGAAACAAGACAGCGGTACCAGGAGATTGACCATCGGGCTTCCGAACTAAGACACGAGCTACAACGGGAATTAAGAAGACATGGGCAGCAAACGATTCCAAGATGTGATAGGACTGATACTGAAACATGAGGGTGGCTACATAGACCACCCAGACGATCCGGGTAAAGAAACAAACTACGGCATTTCAGCAAACGCATACCCGGATCTAGACATTGAAAACCTCACAGAAGAAGATGCAAGAGAGATCTACTACGAGGATTATTGGAAACCCGCAAGATGCGATGAGGTCCCAAAAGGTCTAGATCTCATGCTATTCGACGCCGCAGTGAATCATGGTGTTGGCGGCGCCGTTCGAATTCTACAACGTGCAATAGGAGAAACCGTCGATGGCTCTTTTGGTCCTAAAACCATGTCTGGAGTTGTATCTCAGAGCCCGGCTCAACTCGTTCAAGAATACGCTGCGCGACGTATGCACTTCTATGGTCAGCTGGACACATTTGGTTCCTTTGGCTTAGGGTGGTCCCGTCGTTTGATGGATGTTTACAAATACTCGCTCTTTGACGTGGAGGTATGATGCTAGGTCTATCAAAGAAAGCGGTGTTCAAATACGCTGGAATCGGGGCGCTGATTGCAGTCCTAGGATTCTTTGGCTGGTATTTCCTCTCCGTGCTGTCCGAGCGCGATGATTTACTGCTTGACAAACAGAGACTGGAGCGCAGCCTAGATGATTGCGTCGAGGACCAAAACAAGCTCATCAGCACGCTCAACGAATACGAAGAAGAGATGGAAGCTATCCAACGCTATTCTAAGCGTTTGGAACAAAGAGCGAAGGAACTTGAACAGGATCGCGAGGAAGCGCAGCGCGAGCTCGACCAAAAGATGGAAGAGTTAGATCAAATTGAGATTGGCGAGAAGTGTGAAGACAACATAGAGTTTTTGAGACAGCAGGCAATTGAACGAGGTGAGGAATGATGAAACACACACTCGTTTTGATTCTAGCAATGTTCATTTCGGGCTGCGCATTGTTTCAGAGCCCTGAATATGAACGAATCGAAATGCCCGAAAAGATTCATGTTCCGTACTATGAAGCCTGCCCTGCACTAGAGCTCTTTGAAACTTCGCAACTCCCGGTGGATAACATTGATGAACTGAGCAGCTACGAAGAAATCAGCCGTGCCTACGTTCAGAGTATTGCATTGCTGGAGTATCGAATCGAAACATACGAAGACATGATTCGGACATGTAAAGATTGGGAACCCGAGGAGGAAAACGATGACTGATAACTACGTCCCACAGAACACATTCGGCGTCAATCGCTTCAACCTCATCATTCCGCGCTGCCCTATGCTGTCGTTTCTGGCGCAGCAAGTGACAATACCAGATCAGTCCATTGGCGAGGGCGAATTCGGCACACGACGTCAGAACATTGCAGTCCCAGGCGAGAAAATTGAATACGGAGATCTGCAAGTCACAGCCAATATGGATGAATACTGGCTGGCTTATGAGGAAGTGAACTCTTGGCACAGAGGCATCTCCTCTCCTTATACAAGCGCGGACTGGGGCGATCTGATGAAGTTTTTTGAGAATGAGGGTATGCCGTCTTGGTTACGCTCCTCGATCCCGGACCTGAACAACAGCGATCAAAAGTTCGTCAACTCGTTCTCAACAGCGGAGATTCAGCTCAAGACGAACCACAACAACACATTCGCCCTCCTGCACATGGAATATATTTGGCCAGCCACCATCAATCACCAGGACTTGCAAACGCAATCATCCGAGGGCATGGAGCCAAACGCATTTTCCGTCACGTTCAAGGTGCATGAGGTGAAATTCTGCCGCCTACGCTCCCCTTGGTCTTGACGCGGCGCTCCCCCTATGCTATGCTATGCAGGAAAGCCTAACATAGGGGGAGTTTTCTATGGAATCGTTGAGTGACCTGAAGAAAGAAGTACAGCAAGACCTAGAAGTCGATTCATTGCATCTTGACAGGGCGGCGGCAGACAACCCTCGCCTCCACGCCAAATACCTCAACCTACTTCTCACGTTCAAGAACCGATATGCTGATGCGGAGCGCAAATTGCGCGTCGTACAACGCAGCCGTTATGACTACTGGATGGGTCGCGCGCCTACGCACGTCTACAAGGAGGAGCCAAAGCAGCTCAAGATCCTGAAAACGGAAGCGACCACATACTTGGATGCAGATGCGAAGATTCAAGAGGCGCGGGAAGAGCGTGACCGCTTGAAACACATCGTGGAGTATCTTGAAGGCGTTGTGCAAGCAATCAAGGGACGCGGTTTCGACATCAAGAACATGATCGAGTACCGCAAGTTCATGGCAGGTGAGTAATGGTGCAAACAATCTTCCACATATTCATCAAG